CTATTCCTCGGGCTGTCCTGACGCCTTGCGAAGCTCGTTGGCCAAACGGTGGCATTCCTGCCGGGACCCAGGATCATCCACAGCCTCATAGGCTGCTTTCAAAAAAGCGATGATTTTATTGGCATCATTCGGAACTAGCATATAGGGTTCAACCTCGCTTTCTGTATCACATGAGAGATCCCAGTTATTCAGACCCCATTTGTTAATAATCGCAATCAGCTTTGCTGCATAGCTGGGATCTGTTGCGTAACCAGCCGTTTGCAGTGCTTGGGCAGCACCCTCGTAATCTTTATCAGCACATCGGTCAAAAAAACCGGATCTCGCATAACGTCCATTTTCGATTAAAAACTGCGAATGATCCCATACACTACCGATCCAATCGTCATATACACGGAAACCATCCGTCACATTCAGCCAATGACCGTTAATGAACTCCTGTGTTTCCTGCAGCTGCCCGGAACCTTTAATGCCAAACAGATTGTTACCGGGTGCCGCTGCGCCCCAACCACTTTCCAGTGCACCTTGGGCTATCGTAATGCTGGCCAAAATCCCCGTACGCTTCATTTCCTCAACAGCCCAAGGTGCGAGCTTGTCAATAAAATCCTGTGGGTTCATACGCTGCGCTCCCCCTTCTCTTTGGATTCGCTAAGCTCTGGTGGGTGAATGGATTTATTTTGCAAATGCCCAGCCGCCGCTGCCACCAGAAAAGAGTTAGCAAAATTAAGGATATACAGCCGCCAATCGCTGCCGTTCGCGCCAATAGCGAGCTGTGAAGCGAGCAATATTGCGTAAGCAACCATCACTGCGTAAATATCGGTAGGCATCCTCAGCCAGCGATCCACCTGGTTTTTCGTATACTGCACAATAAAAAAAGTCAACAAAGAAGCCCCGCCCATAGCAGACAAAGCCTCCCATGTAAAAAATTGATTTTCCATCCTGTCACTCCTTTCCTCCCGACTCTATGATATACAGCTATCACGGGGTCGTATTGAGGCCTCCCTTAATAATAAAACCGATAATAGCCAGGATGATCGCTCCAATAACGGTAGTCGCCAGCCAGCTGGTCAGCTTATCGATCTTATCCAGCCGCCGATGCGCCGACTTCGTTGACTCCATCGCTTTCTTGGCAATCGTCTCGACTTCTTCCAGCTTTTTGGACATATCCTTGAGGGTATCCATTTTCGTAGAAAGCTCCCGCAAATCAATTCTCACGTTGGTTAGCTGATCCTGAATCTTTTGAGCTTCTTCCATTTATTCTCCTCCTCCTCCACCAACTTTCTTGTGAAAAAAATAGCCCCGCTTGGGTGCAGGGCTGTTGTATGAATATATTCAAAAAGATTACTTAGACCAAAACACCGATTCTATGTCCTCAACGCTGTTGGCAGACAATACTTGTGACTTTAATGTCCAGTACTTGGTTATTAGACTGTTTTTGTGCGTTAGTCCATCGGCATATACTTGTTTAAATTGATTTATCGTATGCGGGACGGGCAGCCCTGATGCTTTCCAGTAGATTTCCTCTGTAACGATTTCAGCCATGATAGCATTCAGCATTCCACCCAAATTGGTCTGTGCTTCGTAGTCAAAATCGTAGGTGTGTTCGTCCCTAAGTGCATTTGAAGTAAACCCGGACAATATAGCGGCATTGCAGGCATTATTTAATACAGATATTTTAGATTGACGAATGTCCTCCAATATATCTGAAGCTGCACGTCCTTCTCCCCATGTCTCTGTGTCGAGATTAAATTGAGGTTTGTAGAGTCCTTCTGGAGGCCTAATCGAGACTCTGTATCCTACTACTATAGGTGCGACAGATTCTGAAGGCTTATCAGCCTCACCTTCTACGTTAGATTCAGGTAACTTGTATAAAGGAAATACACCTGTTTCGTTGTCGTCCACTAATATTACGTCCGTCATATATCCTTCAAGGTTGATTATGATTGCTTCTTTCATGGTAGGCCTCCTTTAAAGTGGTATGCGAATACTTTCTAACGATGCAAATGTATATCCACCTGCTATATATTTAACTTCACCATTAGAATAGATATCGATTCGTCCCATCATATCTGATATGCCATTATGTGAACTAACAATAATCGTTCTTTCTTTAGTTGGTCGATATTTGGGTGGCAAAACGAATATAGCAGTATTAGAACCCGAACCTAATCCACCTTTAAATTCTAATACGTTTGTATCTGTAAGACGATAGGACACAGCTTCCCATTGTGTCCTATCGAAATTTACCCAACCATTCAATAATGTAGGCTCAATCCACTGTGACTGCGCCTTCTGTGCCTGCGTATTCTCCAGCACTCCCACCCTCGTAACCACATCCGCTTGATTCGTTGCCAGCGTATCGACTACCGTTTTTAGGTTGCTTGGGTATTCTCCTTGAATGGATTGGACGTTGCTTGTAAGGCTGTATTGCTCTGCGATATATGTGACTGTGTAGGCAGCAGATTGATCATAATTAGTTGCCTCGATCCAAGCACGGTTTTTACCCTGCGGTACGGCTGTATCAATGTGCCATTCCTTGTCCAACAAACCATTTTTATAAATCGCAAGTATTCCATTATTGCGGTATTTCAGTAAAGCCGCTGGAACATTGCCAGTTACTTGCATATTAGCAAACGTGTAATTCGGTGGGCTGGCTCCGTCACTTTGCGGATTCAATCGCTCTCTAACAATCATCCCATTGCCAACATCAACTTGATTCAGTCCTTCGTGCAGCGTGATATCGCCTTCTACAGCAATTTCCTCTACTGTCGGGTTAGCTAGTTGGTATTGGAGTTTGTAGGGTTTCAAAATTTGCGTTATTGGTGTAACGTTTGCAGAAGTATACCATTGTGAATCTAAAGGAACCGATCCGATCGAATACCAATACTTGTTCCCTGATCCCATGTATGGGGCTGGTGACGATGTGTTAGTTGACGACATTTTCCACCCATAAAAATACGCCTGTACCTCTACATTTGTCGGATTGTAAGAATCGCCCCATCCACTATCCGTCATGGCAACGTCCAAATACAAGTTACCATCTGCATTCAGTACTGCTCCATCAATTGCACCGATAGCACCAAGAACTTTCCCATCGTATTTAGTTACTTTTTGTGAACTAGCAATAACACTAGTACCTATGTTTGCGGCCACTCTTTTATATCCAGTAGCATTATTAGGGTTCGACCACGGCAAACTCCCATCCAAGTCCATCGTCTTGAATCTTGATAGCTTCCAATACTTTCCGTCACGCTTATACAGCGTATCGTAAATCGTGTTATCCATGTTAGAAGCAAGCTGCACGTTAGGGAAGAATAGATAATCGTCAGCATTGGGCTTGAAAGGCAGGGCTGTTGTTCCAAGGTTGAGCATCGGATTAGTCACGGTAAAAGTGCCAGTGCCCGTGGAATTTCCGTAAAAAACGAGTGCATACGAAATGTCGCTACTTGTTACGAATGTGGCTGTTTTGCTTGTTGACAACTCTAGGATTAACTGACCGCCTGCCGACGCAGTACCATCAACTTTAGTTTGATTGATAAAGCCTTTGAATCCAGCACCCAAAGGAGATTCCAGAGATAAAGTGTACTGTGTGTTCGGTAATAAATTGACTCGCCCATTCGCAAGAAATTGGTTCGTCGCTGTAGTTGTCAAAGAAACCGAATAAGGCGCATTGACAGCAATCGGAACCAATGCTCCCAGGGAAGTTTGGTTAACCTCAGCTATAGGCGGCAGCAAGTTTTCCCCACTCTTAATCAAATACGGATTCCTGATCGTTTTCATATCATCGACATAAGCATATTTGTCCGCAATCCATTTATTGCTTGAATCTAATGAAAAGGTGGCAGGAGGAAGAGCATTATATTCCGCTTGGGTAATCTCGTATAGACGTACATCATCGCCCGCTATTTTCAGCCCTACCGCTGTGGCTCTGGCAAATACTGCAAAGGTAACGTTTGTATCACTTATAGTATGATTAATCCGTCTGCCTATAAGTTGGATCTGCCCATTCATAGGAACCTCGTAAGTCGCTACACCGGGAAAATCTATCCCACCCATGATTCCAGATGTGCCTTTTATAGCTGCTATGCTGACATAATATTTACCTTGTTTGAAGGCATAGGTAGCGGTCGAGCTTACACTCGCAAAACTTGCTGTTGTAGAAGTAACTTCTATTGCACCCACCCCGTTAGTCAGTGGTGCAACTTTTGCCATAGTCGCTTGGAAAGTGGTAAATCCACTTGTATCCTCACACCCCCCATTCCTACCCAACAAGTTAATCAACGTACGACCCGTGATATTCAGCAGGTTATAAGGTGTATTACGAGGCACAGTCACTATCTGGTGGCCATAACCAAGGTTTAGCGGTGTGGCTGTGGGACTTGTGGAAACAACAGAATCCACGTAAGCAGTCGTAGCTATTTGTGTATTATTAGAAGCTACCGTAGCCGTAGGTGCAGTAGGCACGCCCATAAAAGCAGGGGAAACCAGAGATGCCTCTGTCTGCTGAAAGGTTAACGCTGTAGAACCCAATATTACTGTACCGGTATTGGTCATTCTCCATAGAGTTTGTCGGCCCACCGTACCCTCACGAACAAATACCTCAATACCATTGGCAAGCTTTGCTGACGTATCGGTATCTGCTGCGCGTGCCCAAGCTCCAGCTTTTACGACATAGATACCATTTTGGCTGCCTGTACTTTGATTTTTGACCAAAATGCGATCTTCGGCAATAACGGCAACACCATTAATCGTTTGGGTTCCAGACAAAGTGATATTCTCCGTAGTTCCAACACGAACATCAGATTTCACAGACAGCGATTGTATGGAGGTGATCTCAGCAGCCTTCTCCTGCAGCTCCTTTAAAGCCTCATATGTCCTGTTCTGCGTCCAGTTCAGCCAATCAGCAGGCGGCTTCTCACCGGGTTTCCAGCCTTCGTTGCGTTTTGTCAGAGGCGGCTCGATACCGGCTGCTTTCCATTCAGGTAGTTCTTTATTAAAAGCCATGCTATCCACGCTCCTTGTTTATATAGGTAATTCCGTTTCTACAGAAGGGGTAAATACTGCGCCTAACGTACCCCCTGTAGTCTGATCGATATCGGCAAAACCGACAGCGGTATCCAACTCAAGCTCTTCACCACTGGCTAATGAAAAGGTCCCCTGCAGCTCAACCGCATCCACTCTTACACCAGCAGCAACAGTTCTCTGAATAATACGTGCAAATTGCCTCAAATCGATTTCCGAATCACTAATCCGACTTAATGGAAGTCGCAGCAGTGAGATCGCAGCAGGCTCAGGCTCCAAGGACTCGGTATATTTCTCCTGAATTTCAATCTCCGAATATTCAGCTTTGACAGCCAAAGCTATGACGCGGATTACCGTATTGATGTCTCCCCGCGATAAATTCCGGGCGATTTTGGTTTTGATCAAGATCCGGTATACCTGATCCGATGCCGCTCCTCGCGGTTGTGCAACATTTTGGCCTATACCATCCAGCGTTGTGCCCTCAGCCAGATCAATATCCCGCCATTGTTCCATCGTATCCAAGGTTTGCAATAAGTCATTCAGCTGATCATTTATGATCGACAGCAGCTTGCCGATGTTGCTCTGCGGGCTTTTGTTGTAATTATCCGTTAATAGACTCAGCATATCGCGGACACTAAGCATGACTGACCACCTCAATATCACTGTGAATCACCTGAGCTACCTGATTGCTGGAAATCGCAATATTGTCCGATGTATAGCCACCAGCTGCTGCCATTTGCAGACTCACGTCCTCAACACCCTCAACTTTGTAGATCGCGCTAATCAGCTTCGTATAAATGACGTCATTTCCCATAGCCAAGCCGCTGTATAACGATCCATCGCTGTCCTCTCCGCCAATGTACCGAATGACAGCCGAACGTATTTGTGCTTTTCCATCTGCAGGAAATTGCGCATTGGTCCTGATGTTCGCACGTACATGAATGGCAACCTCCACGGCATAGCTGAATTTGATCGTATGAGGGGCTCCAGACAAATCGGTCACAGTCCGTGACACGCCACCGTAGGACTCAATGCCAACAGCCTTCGTATCCAAAATACTTTGTGCAATCGCATCCGCATCGCCTCCCAGCACATAAGCCTCAAAGCTTTTACCTGGTCGCCCTTCCGCATCTATGAGCAGCGAAGTGTTTTCAATGATCGTCGCAGCACGAACACCGGGAACACGCAGCAATGCACCTCTAATCGAATCCAGTGTACCTGCCCCGCCTCCAGATACAGAAAGTGTGAACCGTTCGCGGAATTCGGGATCGGTCTCTTTTTCCCTGCCGCCAGCAGCAGCTACAGCATTCGTTACTGAGGTCACATTCGGATTTGGATTCACAATTTCAATAATCGTTCCCGCTGCCACATTACCGCGAGCTCCAGCGACGGAAGCACGAATAGCTCCAGTTCCCAAGCCTGTCCCATCGAGAGTCACACTGTTTACTGTTGTGAAATATATCCCGGTTTGAGTACGGACGGAAAATCCGGCGGGAATCGTATACCCTGCTGTCCCGACAAAATTCACGGTGCCCGAAGCATACTGCTCGGCAATTCTTGTGATCCCGACATGAGGTCCAAGACGATCCTGCTGGACACCCTGTGCCGTATTAATATATGCGGAAAAATACACATCCTCCGCCTTCTCCCAAGGCTTACTCAGAAACCAGGCAAAGATGCGCAGCAAAATGCCCAAAGGTGATCTCTCCGAGGTATTGACGGTTTCCCCATAGGCTTCCCGTGCTTTTGCTTCCATTTCGACGATCAGATCGGCATACCGTTTTCGTTTAAAGCCCTGACTATCCAACATCCTGAATCACCTCGCCCTCTACTTTTTGACCATCAACAGCTGTTGCGCTAAACCGCACATCTATCGTCCGGTTTTTGGTATCATAATCAAAAGCGATTTTATCGACCGTCTTAATACGAGGCTCCTGAAATAAGCCCTGCCGGATTTGCTCGCGCATTTCCTCTTCATTTAAGTTTTTCTCCAGAAAGGCTTTGAACTTGATCCCCATATTCGGATTCAAAAACCATTCGGCTTTGTTCGTACCAAGCACATTTTTTACACACTGGGCAATCTCTTCCTGTCCATTAACAACCACAAGCTCCCCCAGCTCCATAACCAGGTCTCCATTGATTAGTTTAAAAGACTCCATGGCAGCACCCCCACAATAACAGCATCATTTTTACTATGCCTGCGCTTGCTGTCCGGCGAAGCAATCTGACCTGACAGCGTATTTTTGATTTCCACATCGGCACAAACGACCAGAACGATGTCACCCGCCATCACATTCGGTATACCGATCAAATCGTGCTCCTTCACAGTTACCGTCCGTTCAACTCCATTATCAATGATCGTCAGCTCATGCTCCCTCACTGTACTTTTCTGACCAAGCATAGGTACATTTTGGATTACCGCTGGCTGCATATCACCTGCACGAACCAAAGGCTGCACAACCGCCTTGCAGTTGACCCGATCAAAGGAGATCACTTTACAAGGAAAACTTACATACAGATCATTTAAGGCCTTGTCCAACATTCCGGAAATAAAAGCATTCGCAGCACTTCCCGCATCTACGACACTCATGGATAAATCCCCTCCATCTCCGTTACAAAATCCGAACTGCTGCATTTGTGCGAGCCCTTGCGGATATGCAGCTTTTTAATAGAACGCTTGGCAGTCAGCTCAACGACAGAAGCGGTTGTGATGAGATGCTGCAACTGGGATTTGATTCTCATGCCTTTGAGCTTGTCCTCACCATCGTCAAATTCTTCAGGCTGACCGATCATACCGCTGTCTGCCGACAAATAAACGACGGTATCATTTCCGAGACGCAAGTTACGAATATATAACTCACCCTTGTTGATATAAGCACTTGTTCCGCAGTCTGCGGCTATTTTTTTGATAATATCGGTAATTTCCCCGGTGGCTGTGTAACCATCCTCGTAATTCATATCTTCATTTAAATACATCTGGGCAACTTTAATACCGAGTTCTTTTGTCATTTGTTTGAGAATCGTGCTTGCCTTTGTTTTTTCAGCAAAAGCAAGATCGTTTACCTTACGATCAGACATTTTCTCAGCATCCAGTACATGGATCGTGGTAATTTTATCTACACCGCTGTACTGCGTTGAACATTTGGAAATGTTACCTTTCAGAATGGTTCCTGTATTTCCTATATAACCGGCGTTAATGATAAGCTCTTCTTGTAGCTTGAAAAGATTTATGGTTGTATCTGTAAGATTGTAGATTTTAATCTCACTTTCATTGGGCAGCAGATCATTATCGAATGGGACGGTAAATTCTATCGTAAATTCCTCGCTGGACAAGACCTTAGACCCCACCCGTATTTCGACAACACGACCGAAATTAACCATATGCAGCCTCCCACTCGACCACACGCAGAAATACAGTAGTTCCCAACGTATGAGCGTTGACTTCCACAGATTGCCCCGATGCATCAAGCGGAATTAGCCCTACCTTCGGGAATCTGGCATCCTCTATATCGTGAAATAAAGGCAATCCGTACAGCAGCTTTTCGCCATAAACCAAAGGCTCTTTATTTTTATAAAGATCGACAGTAAAAAAATCGAAACCGGGGTTGTAATGAAATTCCATCTCATAAAGCGTACCGGCAAGTGAAATCTCAAAACGGTATGGTATTTTTTGTTTATCGATATTAATGATTAATGCCAATAGTATAACCTCCTAACGCTACTCATTCGTCGTTTCAACCGGTTGTTGTACCCCTGATACAGTAACCGGAGCCGTTTCCGTGCTGACAGGAAAAGATTGGCTGCCGATTTCAGCTGTTCTGGCTATGCGCACTTCCTTAAGACTAGCGGAAAAGGACATACCATCGGCTATCTGGTGAGTGTGTGTACTGCGAAAGCTGGTCAGAATTCCATAAAATCTATTGCGCCCCTCGTATACGACAAGAGTACCGGTTTCCATCAGATTCAAAATATTTTGCCGGATTTGACCCGCTTCTTGAGGATTCTCACTGACAATGATTCCGCTGATGTTCATCGTTTTTGCTTTTGATCGCACATGATCCATCAGGTCAAGTCCACTTTCAACCGGCTGCTCCGTGACCTCAATTTCATAAGAAGGATCTTCCGTTTCGACCAATATATGAATACCATTTATAGTTGCCATGATTGAACCCCCGCAATTCCTTGCCTGCGTGCAGCGCTTTCGAATACTTCCTGAATCGCCAGCTTGACCCGCTCGGCAATGTCTTGGGCATTGGTTCCGCTGCCATCGCCGTTAAGTGTGATATTGATGATGGGATTGATTTCTGTGCTTGCAATGTTGGTTGGACCAACAGCAGAGCTATTATAAAAGGACGCTGCTGGCATGGCAGGAGCCTTGTTAGATGGTGAAACAGAACCTAAATCAGAATTAGATGACAATGTTGATAAAAAACCGGTATTCTCATTGAGCATCCCAGTATCGTAAGGAGTCGTAACTGCTTTTGCCACTTTTTCTGATGAGCTCATTACACTACTCTCACCATCTTCAATTCCGTTTGCCAATCCTTCAGCTGTCCAAAAGCCAACCTCCATCATTACTTTTGAAGGGGATTTGATACCAAGAAGATTTTTAAACACAGATATCATACTGCTTCCAATCGTAGTCAGTGCACCCAAAACTGCGGGTCCAGCGTTCAAAATTCCATCCTTTATTCCAAGCATGAGGTTATAACCGATTTCGGACATTCCAGTAAAGAAATCAATAAAAAAAGTTTTTATACCGACTAATAATCCTTGCACAGTGGTTTTCAGTGTCTCCCACGCTCCTGCGAAGTCACCAGTAACAATTTGCAATAGGGTCTTAAAGATACCTGAGCCATAACTGACCACAATACTAAATATATTGAATATATTCGTAAAAGCCCAAGAAATCATATTCCATATATTCGAAAAAATGATTTTAACTATTTCCCATATAACTGTTAGTTCCGAAATAAATATTGCACTAATAATGGGCCAAACAAATGCTACAATTTGTAGAATATAAGGCATTATTGAATTAATATAAACACTAATACCGGCAAATACCCCCATTACATAGTTGAACACAACCATTGCTACATCTCGAATACCAAACATGTTTGTTTTCCACATGTAACCTAATAGAGCTATTTCAGCTCCAATGAACACAACAGCTGCGATAAATGGCAATAAAGGGGAAATAGCAGCCCAACCAGCAGCAGCGACACTCCAAAGTGCTACAGACAAAGCTGTACCAAATATCACAGCCACTACACCAACTGCAGGACCTAGTATTTCAAAGTGATTTTTCAAAAAAGTTATTGCATTAAAAACACCATTTATGGCATCTGTCATCTTAGTGCCCAAAGTATCGATGAAATGATTAATAGATGGCATCATTTTGTCCAAACTGATCGGTAAATTGTTCATTGCTTGTTCAATAAGTGGAAAGGCTTTATTAGCCCACTCCATCAATTTTTCACCTAATGGTTCAAGCGATTTGGTTATTTTTTTCTTTAAAACTTCAAATTTATCACTCAAGGTTGCCGTATTATCGGATAGCTTGTTAATAATATTCTCAGAATTTTGCATATCCTGAAGAATGGTTCCTAATTCCAATCGACCTTCACGTATAGCCATTGCCATCGCTGGGCCACTTGATTCGCCAAAAGCCGCCATCGCCAGACTAGATGCTTCAGCACTCGTCTCAGCCTTTTTAATTTGTTCTATCGTTAACTTCAAAGCATTTCCGGGATCCGGTATTTTTTGGGAAGACATTTTATTAAGAGCTGAAGAGAAGGATCCTAAAACCATGTCTGCGTCCAAACCTTTACTTGACCATTGTCCTATCAATCCAGCACTGGTATCGAAGTCATAACCGAGCTGACGCATCGGGCCACCAAATTTAACCATCTTATCTGCAAGCGTATTGATACCTAAACCCGACTTTTGGGACAAATAATATAATTTATCGAACATATCCCCACCTTGATCGGCACCTATATTCCAACTCTGCATGGCACTTGTAAGTGACGCGGATATTGTACTGGTGCTTACCCCAGTTAGAGAACCAAGATTTAAGATTTTCTCTGTCATATTCTCCAAAGTATCTCCGGTTGCACTCGTCCTTCTATGAATATCTGCCATTACTGTTGCTACGGTATTCATCTTATCTGGAACTTGAGCTCCGATTTTTTGATAACTTGTCATTAAGTTCTTTAACTCATCTCCTGTAGCACCTGTACCTATTTTCATAATATTAAGAGATTTTTCCGATTCAATAGCTGCATTCCAGCTTGAAATGCCAATTTCTTTAAATGCTGAATATATTCCAGAAGCTGCAATTTCACCAAGACTAGTCATTGATTTTTTGAACTTTGAAAAGCCAGACTCCGCCTTGTCTACGCTTTCCTTAACTTCATTCGTAATCTGGATAAATTGATTAAGCTGTGAGTTAATATGTGTAAGATTATCTATTTGATTAATTTGACTAATTACGCCACTTGAATTTGCAATAGAAACAACATTCGCCATATTCCCCTCACCACCCTTCCCTTCAAAAGAACAAAGAAGCGTCCATCAGGAACGCTTCTTCGACTTCTCCATATTTTTCTCCATCATCTCGATGTACATATCGAGCGCCGCATTGGCTTCGGCCAGATCGTCCTGGTCCATCTGGTTCAGCTCGCTATAAGTGATATTCATATCACTCAGCAGCAGGCGCCACATGCCCCAGTTGCGTTCCGCCCGCTGACGCGCTTCACTCCTGGTTATGGTCATCCGAGGCTTCCTCGTCTTCGCCTTCAAGGAAACGGAAGGAGGCCGCAATCACATCGTTGAATTCCTTTTTATCGCTGCCAAAATAATCCCAAGAGATTTTCGGCTCAACGATGACATTCTTCATCATTTCCTCAGCAAGCTTCTCTTCCTGCGGAACTCCGAACTTATTTTTTACACGGTCGCTGATTTGTGCCGCTGCACGCACGCCCGGGAATTGGAATGTATAGGCTTTACCGCTGCGGGATGTATAGTTTTTTTGTTTAAAGTTGCTCATGTATCCATCACTCCTACTCGTATTGTTATTGATATGCGAATGGCTAATCTTAAGCTAAATTAAGATCCATGGCCTGGAATTCGTATTCACGGTCCTCGGCATCCTTGCCGTACTTGCGGTCAGCCTGCTTTTTTAGAAAAGCCTGCGTTACCGTGGTCGTTTGCTTCGGCTCGTTGTACGAAATGATGCTGATTGGAACCAATTTACCGGTATTGGCCAAGCTGTCAAGAAATGTAGTCTGCGGACTTGTTTGCTGCAGCGTGATTTTGATTGTGCCCAAGCTGTTATTAATCTTGGTGCGCACCGCATCACCCATTGCACCGACCTTGGTATCGTAATTATTTTCATCCTTGGAGATTTCCACCATGCTTTCGCCAAGTCCAGTCATAAACACACCGTCTACGGTAATTGATACGTACTTCGGATCATAAGTTGTTGTAGCCATTTTTATTCCTCCTCATAATGATATTGCTTCTTAAAATTGGATAACTCCATGGATCGTAGCATCATGAACAGCACCGGCAAGCTCGAAGTAAAAAGAGCCATCATTGTAGCTGCGAGCCGCACGGTCGGCAGGGTCTACTTCATCGCGGGATTTGAATGTCGTTCCATACAGGCCCAAACCATCCTCGTCACTGGCAATAATGCCCTGATTGTGCGCACGCTGAAGCACGGTTTTGACTACACCCTCGATTTGGGCAATACCCGCTGTGGTGTAAGGAACCTTTGGTGTGCTGTTCAACAGCTTTTGAACTCCATATTCGATCGAAAACTTTACATAGTCTCTGGCGTGGATAATATCGATATATTCGGCATCGACCACCCGGCCTTCTGTCGTTACCGCATCACCGGCTTTGGAAATATAAGCGTTCGCACCCAGATTATGAATCGCCAACAACTCACTGCTGGACAGCTCCAACGGCTGAATACCGTTCAACTTCTTGAATTTCCAGGTGATGCTGCCTACAGGTGCGGAGCCAGCCGCTCCAACCCATGCCGCTTCCGGATAATTGGTGATCGTCGTATGATAGAGAACGGTCGTACGTGTATAATTTTTGGCCTTGATTGCCGCCAAATCCGTCAAGCTTGACGAGCGAGTGAAGAACTGATGGGTTCCATCGGCTTCAATCTCATCGGCAACAGCCAGCACATCCACCTTGGCAGCAGAGGTGCTGATCAGGAAATACCAATCTTTATCCAGAACAGCCTGCAAGCGTTGAACCAGTGTTTCCTCAGACTCGCCTGTTGTCGAATTGCGGCAAGTAATAGCAATCACGGAAGGTGCTTGATCACCTTGGGCAAAAATCGCCTGTGCCGCTTTATATTCCTCTGTGGTTTCGATAAAATCCGCTTTGACACCCACCAAATCGGTGTATTCTTTATATTCGGAACCACCTGCTTTTGCTCCGAGAATAAGTACCTTACCAAATCCTAAACGCCCTACGGGCTTTTGAATATCGATGACAACCGTTACGTCTTTTTTTGAGTTGACCATGTTAATTCCTCCCTATTTCCAATTTACTGTTTGAATGGTTCCTTGATTCATATCCACTACACTTGCGGTGCGGAAGGTCACATACAATTGACTCCTACGCTCCCATACCCCTTCAATAACCGTATCGCGGTTTTTAAGCTTTCCAGCGTTCACGACGACCAGATCGGCCCCCTGCTTTAAAACATCGTGACCGACGATACGGAACCAGTCGTGCATCCGAATCGCATTCGTCCAGCTCTCCAGCTGTTGGTTCGAGCAGGAATTCAAGCTGATGCGACAAGTAGGCTGCTCCGTGTACCGCTCCATCACTTCTTCAGTGCCAGCTGCAACAAGCGTCATGGCGGGTGTACTACCCGGATATTTGATGGGTCCGGAATAGCTGTACGTGATATACGGATATTGTGATTGCCTTACTTCATCCACCTGCACAACCGGTATACCAAGATGAGCACTCAAGCCATCGGCAATTACCGTTTGAATCAGCTCCAGATCAATCATGGACACACCTGCCTTCCACTTGATAAAGCCGACTTGTGAGCCATCTGTTGTTGAACGCGGGTGAACGCGACTGCTGTCGGCAACTTTTTTTCTTACTCGTCAACTTGGGTTGCTCCTTTCCTGATTCGGCTCTTGCTGCATCCTGCATGATCATGCTTTCGATTCAAAATAAGAACACTTGTTCGTATTTTGTTCTCATTATTAGGTGGCAATCGTAAGGGGCAGCTTACTAAAACTCTCGTGCAAGCCGATGATGATTGCTTTTACATGACATCAAGCATGCTGATCGCCTGTACTTCCGCATTGCTTCGCCTGCACGACCTTTTTATTCGCTGTCTGCACATAGCCCTACACAGTTCCTTTCTTCACGCCCAGCAATTCTGCGATCTCACTCAAGGAATAGCTCATCCCATGATGATGCTCATAACATTCATCCAGTAGCTGTGCTTTATCCCGCCACAGACAAAAGATTGTGCATTTTTTCACAACTTATATTATTAAAAATCCTGTCTTGACATCTTGTAGCACTTTAGATTCCAAGCTGACGCCGTGCCACTTCTACAAGTGCTTGCTGGAGCAACTGGCATGTGAAGCGAAGTTTTATCGCGGTGACGCCAGGGCAGTTGCATCGTGAGATTGAGCTGATGCGTGAGTTGCACCATCTGAAACCTTGCGTAATTGTGGACGAGGCACCTTTACTGGATCGGGAGATGCTGGAGGAAATGCGGTTTCTGCTAAATGTTCGGATGGATTCGGAAAGCCCGATGGCGCTGATGCTGGTCGGGCAAAGCGAGTTGTGGGATCGCCTCCGGATGCAGGCGTATACGGCCATTCGCCAAAGGATTGATGTGCAGTGCCGGCTGCTTCATTATGATCGCGCCCAGACCGGGGAATATATCGACAGACACCTTGGCTACGCAGCAAGTGAACAGGCGGTCTTCTCGGACAGCGCGGTGGACGCGATCTACACCTTTTCCAGTGAACGGCCAGGTTAATCAACAAGATATGTACAAGCTGCCTCATCTACGGTGCGGTCAACCTGAAGCGAATTATAGATGATCATATGGTGAAACGCGTCATCGAGGGGGAACTGGCATCACAGAGCCCTGGCTGCCGATGGCCTATAACCGAGTTGCAAACGGCTGAATGGTTCATCTGGAGGGGCGTCCGTATCCGATCTATTGTGGGGAGTGGCTAGAAATCCGTATCCTCGAAGACAGGGGCATCGCTTGTCGTTTGGATATTGACAAACTGCACCTTCTTTCTCTGGTCAATTTACGTTGTCTGTAACAATTACCATCAATTACGTTTGACTAACGCTGCTGTTGAAGGACAAAACAATAAAATCAAAGCCTTATAACGTCGGCACTATTTTACCCGAAACGCTCAGTGCTACAAACAACGTATTTTACTGGAATGCAACAGGGAGAATCTTTGTGTTTAACTTTGTCAACCACAGAGTTTGATGTTGAGCCTTATTTATCTCTTCTTCTCTCGTCTATGAGCACTTTCAACAACAGTAAATCTTTATAGACTAGTGTCTTATCACGAGCAGCTTGCACCCATTTCCAATCTGTTATGGTTTGGTCGTTATAAGCATCACCCAAATATTTATCCAATTCGTCCCATGCCCATTGATCATAATCTAAAATTTTATTCATTTCATCTTCCTCCTCAAATTGTGTTTCCTTTTGAAATGTTTCATATAATCTAGCCCATGGAAACATGATACCAGGGCAAAATTCTTTCCAACTGTGAAGCTGAAAATGACCAATTACATGATAATCATCTAATGGAAAATAACACTCTTGGCCCCACTTATCCACTATGTAATCTCTAATATACTGATGTAGCCACACCGAAGCTTGAAACTGCTCCTCAGATAAATCACCATCAGTTCCTTCATGTTCAATTGAAACTGTCCAATAGTTTGCATTCGTATATTTCTGATCAATCCATACTTGAGCAGGATATTTAGACATATAACTCAAACTTGTGCCATTTGCCCATGCAAAACGTTCGATTTCTACGTATTGGTGTAGTTCACCCTTTCTTGAAACTCCAAAATGGGCACTTGATACTGCATTACCTGAAGATGTAAACCATGAGTCCATACTGCTCATTGTGCTAGCCGAAATGTGGTTGACTATAACAAAGGGTACAAACCCATCTCTACCAGAGGAGTTTGTGTATTTATTTCCCGACCAAATAATTTCATACATTTTATTTTTCACTTCCTATTATTCATTTTTTACTTTCATCTTCTGTAGGCTTTTTAATCTGACTATAAGCACCACTCGCCATTAAAGCTTGACCTTGCCCTGAAAAAGTAGACACGTAGAAAGCCTCAGTGAACCCAATTAGCCTAACTTTCTCCGACCAGGAATGGCGGGACATAATCGTTGGAGGAATGCGTTCTCCGACGGTTGTAAAAGAGCTCGATATATTCAAACACAGCTTTCTTAGCCTCAGCTCGCGTCTTGAATGTGTAATCATTGAGCCATTCCATTTTCAACTTTCCCCAAAAGGATTCCATTGGAGAATTATCATAACAGTTTCCTTTGCGACTCATGCTGCAGATAAACCCGTTCTTCTCAAGGAGTTTCTGGTATCCTTTACTGGCGTATTGAACGCCGCGATCAGAATGTACAATAAGTCCTTTGGATGCACCTGTGCGGCCAATTGCCTGCTTCAGAGCAGCACAGACAAGCTCTGTCTTCATACGACTATCCATCGCCCAACCTACGAGTTTTCGGCCATGTAAATCCAACACGCCAGCGAGATAAAGCCATCCTTCAGCAGTTGCTATGTAGGTAATATCACTCAACCACTTTTCATTGGGTTTGCTCGTTGTAAAGTCCTGGTTCACGATGTTATCTGCAACAGGCAGATTGTGGTTTGAATTTGTTGTTGCTTTGTATTTCTTTACCACTTTTGATCGGATCCCGTTAGCTCGCATTAACCGCGCAACACGGCCGCGACTGGCTTTCTGCTCTGACGGTAAATTCTTAGTAATCTGTGGTGATCCATAGATTCTGCGACTGTTTGTGTGGATGTCTTTTATCGTATCAAGCAGCTCTTGGTTCGCTTTGCTACGTTTGCTTTCCGGTCGCTTGATATGAGCATAATAGCCGCTTCTTGAGACGCTAAGTGCCTGGCACATCTTCGCAATCCGAAACTCGAAGCGGTGTTCAAAGATAAATTTGAACCTCATTATTTCTGATTTTTCGCGAAGTAGGCTGCCGCCTTTTTTAGAATATCATTCTCTTCCTTGAGATCCGCTAACTGCTTTCGAAGCTTACGTACCTCATCATCTTCAGCCTTAAGGTGACCACTGCCTGGAAACGCACTGTCTCCGTCTTGTTTATAAAATTTCACCCAGTCTCGGACTGTGGTGTAATGAACATTCAGTTCCTTGGCCGCATCCGCAAATGTCGTTTCGCCGGCTAGTATTCGCAATACAACCTGTTCCTTAAATGCCTTATCAAACTTCTTCCGTTGCCCCATAGTATATCCCTCCACTTTTATTATAGAGGTTTTCTATGTGTCTATCTATTCGGGGCAGGGTCATTCTATTGAAAAAGGACATGGCTCCAAAATTATAGATGAATTTATCACTTTGTCCAGAGAAATAGAACTTCCTCTTTCTCTTTATTCTGAAACTAAGCAACTGGTAGAATATTATCAGCAGTTCGGCTTTGTAAATTACGGAAAACAAGGAGTTAATAAGGAATTTCTGATGCTAAGAACTCCTGTATAACTCATTGTGCGTTATAAATGAAATTGAGGTTTTATTAGGAGATGTGGGATGCGTTGAAACGAACTTGCACAGGCTGTCGAGCATCGAATTTAATGGGTTTGCCTTATTACCGATGTGAGTTAGGTTATAAAGTAGATAAAATGAAAGGAAGACCATTAGAAGAATGTCCTAAGCCTAAAACTTATGATGAATTGATTAAGCTACCAAGAAAAGATTAGATGAAACTGAGATTTTAATGCGAAAGGAAAGTAGATAATGTTTAGTCATTGGAACTATCGACTTGTGAAATACAAAGTCGGCAATGAAATGGCTAATGAAGATGTCTACGAGGTATGTGAAGTGTATTATGAAAATGGCGAACCTAATAGTTTTATTAAGGATAAGAACCCTTATAATCAGGATAGTGTTGAAGATATTCGCAGAGCACATGAAAAGGTGGCATCGGCATTTGAAAAGCCTGTATTGTTATGGGATGAGATAAAACTAAATGAAATAGAGTAAAACGGATATTTATAAGGAGATGTTGAAACAATGTCAGATAAGGTATGGATTGATTTAGATGATGTGCTAGAAAAACTTCAAGACAGCTCCAGGTACATATATGTTGATTTAGGTGTTCAAGTTGTTTATCCAACTGAAATAGTCGCTCTTTCCCGAGAACTTAGCCCAAGAAAACTTAAACGTCTTCATTTGAGTGTTATGGAAAATGGATGGCAAGATATTTGTCCTGCCGACCTGAGCTTATTAAAGATTCCTGATGGGAGATACGCTGTTGATGATGGAGGAAATCATCGTGCTTATATCAGTAATGAACTTGGTATTAAAGAAATAAAAGCAAGTGTTGGCACCTATATTGAACTATATAAGTTGAACTAA